TGGAGGACCTGGAGGTTCTGGAGCTTTTGCTTATTACGCAGGAAACTTAACTGGAGGAACAACTTACGCTTACAACGTTGGAGGCGGAGGAAATGCTGGAGCAAGTCCAAACCACGCTGGCCAACCTGGAAATCCTGGTGGAGCAACTTCAGTTGCAAGCTTATTTACAGTAAACGGTGGTAATGGCGGTAACGGAGGCCCAAGTGGTGGTGACGGAAGCCCAGGTTCTAGTGGAAGTGCTCCTGGAGCAACATATAACTACCCAAAAAATTTCTTTTTTGCAACTGATAACTATTCAAATGGTGGAGCTGGTGGAAAAAGAGATGCTCCTAATACGCCACAACCTGGTAATGGTGGCGTACTTATGTATTATGAAAATGATTTAACTTAGGACTTAAACTATGGCATATTTTATACTCAACCCAAACGAAACTAATTATACAAATATTTATAAAATTGCAGCAGACGATGATGCTAAAAGCAAACTAAATTTAGCTAATGATTTTATTTCAGTAAATGTTAGTGATTCAGAATTTGCTAACATCAGAAATAATACTAAGTCTATCGCAAGTCATGATGGTACAAGCTACACCTATACGGATTTTTTAAACACAGGAACAGACCCTGATAATTCACCATCAGATCCTAATGCTGTAGCAAGTAATTTTGAAACTTCAGATCAACTTAGACAAGGGTTAGACAGAATAGTAAATACTTGCAATCAATTTATTGAAGCTAATCCTAGCCATCCTTGGAAAACTTCAATTCAAACGTATAAAGATTACTTAGTAAGTTTTGATACTACTTCAGTAACTTTTCCTATGACAATTTCTTGGGAAAAATATTGTGAAGATAACAGTATAAGTTATTATCACCCTTTACAAATACCTTAATTTGAGTATACTGTAGCAAATATGCTACCCAAAATAATTGAATTTGAAGCTGCTAAATCATATGTAGATTTAAAACTAGATCTTCCAAAACCAATTAAATTAAACGTACCAAAATGGTATAAGCATTTAGAACACAGTGCAGATTTTCCAACTATAAAAGGATGTATTCCTTTTTTAGATACTATGACCACAGGTTATAGTTTAAGTTTACCTCAAGATTTTATATTAAAACACAATGTTTTAGAAGAAGGTGAAGTTAAAAGTTACATGACTCCTTCTAAACAAGATAGGTTTAAAACAATTGACATAAATTTAAATACTGCACCTATAGAACAAACTCATCATATTAAACAGGTTGAAGGTTCTCCTTTTATTAAAAAAAATTTAGAATTTCCTGTACAAAAAATACTTAATCCATGGGTTATAAAAACACCTCCTGGATATTCTTGTTTATTTGTCTCACCTTTAAATAATGCAGATGACAGATTTTCTATAATACCTGGCATTGTAAATACAGATACTTTTAAGGTAGAAATAAATTTTCCTTTTATTGTAAATGGTGACAAATATCCTGTACTTGATACTGTACTTAAGAGGGGGACACCTTATGTTCAAATAATACCTTTTAAAAGAGATAGTTGGAAAATGAAAATTAGAGGAGTAACTGAAGCTGCTAAAAATAAAGCAGAATCTTTTTATTTAAAACATACTTTAGATTTAATTCATAGGTATAGAACTAAATGGTGGAATAAAAGTAGTTTTTTTTAATGGGTAAAATAAAAGATTATATATTAACAATAGAGAACGCAATGCCTTTAAATCAATTGGAGGTTTTAAAAGAAGTTTGCGTGTCCAATCATTTAGGTAGTCAACCTGGTCAGGTGGGTTTAGACAATAGGGTTGATTTAAATATAAGACAAACAAAAGTAACACATATGTTTAATGTTGGAGAAAAATGTAAAAACATGACGATGGCTTATTGGTCTAATTACTTAATGAAATTATTTACTCACTATACAAAACAATATTGTTATACTTACAAAATTCTTGACTCTAATATTAGTATTAGTGAAATTCAATTATTAAGTTATCCTAAAGGTAGTTTTTATAAAACACATATAGATCATTTTAGAACTTGTCCTAGAACTCTAAGTATTGTTTTTTTAATTAATGATAATTATGAAGGTGGTGAGTTGTGTTTTGAATTATTAAATGAAACAATAAAAATTCCAAAAAAACAAAATTCATTAATAATATGGCCTAGTAATTTTCAATATCCACATAAAGTTTTACCTACTACACAAGGAGAAAGGTATTCAATAGTATCATGGGCATTATAGGTAAAGATTTTAAATATAAAAAAATAAATAATCTTTTAGATAAAAATTTAATTAATTTTTTTAAGTATTATTTTAAATTTAGACATCAAATTGATAATCAAATAAATTTATTTAATGCAGATAAGATCACTGCAGGTGATAGTCAACATTATAGTGATATGGCAACGGAATCTTTATTAATAAATTTAAAATCAAAAATAGAAAAAAATGTAGGTAAAAAATTATTACCTACATATTCTTTTTGGAGAATGTATACATACGGAAGTTATCTTAAAAAACACAAAGACAGACCCTCGTGTGAAATTAGTGTTACAATTAATATTATGGGGGACACTGATTGGCCTATTTATATTGAAGACAAAGAAATATTTTTAAAGCCAGGAGATGGTGTTGTATATTTGGGTTGCGAACTAAACCACGAAAGAAAGAAATTAAAAGGAGATCATCAAGCACAAATATTCTTGCATTATGTAGAAGAAGGAGGTAAAAATCAAGATTACATTTTTGACAAAAGATTTACTTTAGGACTGCCTTTAAAATGAAATTTGAATACAAAAAAAATGGATTTGTTGATATAGTATTTAGTGACGAAGAAATACAAATACTTTCTAAAACAAAAAAACTTATCTTAGAACCTTTAGCTGTCAGACATTTTGAAAATAATTTAATGAGAGTTATTGCTGAAATGCATTTAAATTTACCAGAACATTTAAAAAATATAGTGTCAAAAGATAATCAAGACGATGAGATAAAAACTAAAAAAGATGTTGGAAGTTAAAAATAATTTTTTAGATAATCAAAATTATTGGACAATTCATTCTGCTGTATACAGTGAAAACATACCATGGTCTAAAAAAGGAAATTTATTTACACATTTATTAATTGAAGATGGTGCTATTAATAGTTCTCAGGTTGACTTAGTACAACCTTTTACAAAAATAATTGATAATCCTATACAATATTCTAGTTTATTTTTGATTCCTAAAACAGGAAAAGAAAACGCATTAGTAAAAAACTTAAAAGAAAAAACTTTAATCTATTGTTTAGATAGTTCCGAAAGTTACAGTATAGTAAGTTCTATTCAAAAAATAGAAACAAAACAAAATCAAGCGATTATAATAGATTACCCAACTTCAATAATTCAAAAAAGACAATCAGATAAGGATTATATATGTATGTTTTACATATCCTTTAAAAATAAATAAGGTTATGGTATAATATGTCATGCCTTTAACAAACGTACAAATAGCACCAGGATTTAACAAACAGGTAACCGAAACAGGCGCAGAAGGTCAGTGGACTGATGGCGATTTTGTTAGGTTTCGATACGGTCTACCTGAAAAAATAGGTGGTTGGCAAGAAATAGTTAATCAAACTTTAGTAGGTGTAGCAAGAGATCAGTTTGTATGGGCTGATTTAGATGGAAGAAGATATGCTGCAATAGGCACTAATAAACTTTTAGCAATATATTATGAAGGGTCTTTCTTTGATATTACTCCATTAGGGACAGCTTTGACGAGTTGTACATTTGATACAACAGACACTTCAGTAACGGTTACTGTTAATAAACCTGCTCATGCATTAGAGCCAGGTGACCTATTTACTTTTACATCAGTTACACCTCCAGTTGGAGCTGGATACGTAGACACAGATTTTACGACAAATACTTTTCAGGTAATCACTGCTCCAAACAGCGATAGCTTTACAATAACAATGGCTACTGCAGCATCAACTACAGTTAGTGCAAGTGGTTCAGCCACTGTTAACCCCTATGTCAAACCAGGTTCTTTAGGTTTTACTTATGGCTTTGGTTTTGGAACAGGGTTGTGGGGAGGAGGACAACAAGTATTTGGAACTCTCAATGGTGCATTGTTAGATGATAATAATGGTACAGGCGGTGTAGGTACATCAATTACTTTATTCTCAACTACAGGACTACCGGCTACTGGAACAATAAAAGTTGGGTTAGAATTTATATCTTATACTGGTATATCCTCAAATGATTTAACAGGAATTACAAGAGATGTTGCAGGAACTAGATCTGCACATGCAGATGGTTCAGGTATTGAAATATTTACTGGATGGGGAGATGCATCATTATCACAAACTTTAACGATAGATCCTGCATCTTGGTCTTTAGATAACTTTGGACAAAAACTAATCGCAACGGTTAAAAATGGTGAAACATTTGAATGGGATCCAATTACTGCAAACTCAAATGCTTTAAACACTAGAGCAACAGTAGTAGCTAATGCACCAACTGCATCGGTTATGTCTTTAGTATCAGATAGAGATAGACATTTATTAATGCTTGGAACTGAAACAACTATAGGTTCTCCGGGAACACAAGATAAAATGTTTATTAGATTTTCTGATCAAGAAAATATTAGTGAATATGCACCAACCTCAGTTAATACTGCAGGTACTTTTAGACTTGATTCAGGAACAAAGATTGTTGGAGCTGTAAAAGGAAAAGATTATACTTTAGTTTTAACAGATAACTCTGCTTACGTAATTCAATTTGTAGGACCCCCTTTTACTTTCTCGATTAGACAAGTAGGTTCAAACTGTGGAGCAATAGGACAACACTCAATTAAATATGTTAATGGTGCTGTTTATTGGATGGGTGAATCTGGTGGTTTTTTTGTTTACGATGGTACAGTTAAATCATTACCTTGTTTAGTAGAAGATTTTGTATTTACAAATAAAGGAGATAATCTTGGAATTAATTATCAAAATGGTGAATCTGTTTTTGTAGGTTTAAATCATTTGTATGAAGAGATAACTTGGTTCTATCCTAAAAGTGGAGCTGATTTTGTAGATAGATGTGTGACCTTTAATTATCAAGAAGGTTCTTGGACAACAGGATCTCTTTCAAGAACTACTTGGGTAGATGCTAATTTATACGATGTACCTTATGCTACAGAATTTAATTCGACAGGCCTTCCTTCTTTTCCAACAGTTCAAGGAGTAACTAACATAAATGGATCAACTGTTTACTACGCTCATGAAACAGGTAACAACCAAGTAGATGCTGCAGGTAACAAAACAGCTATACCTGCTTTCATAGAATCGGGTGATTTTAATTTAGGGGATGGTGAAGTATTTATGAGTATGAGAAGATTTGTTCCTGATTTTAAATTACTTACAGGTAACGCAGAGGTTACTATAAATTTAAGAAATTATTCTAGTAATGCTTCAACATCCTCGCCTCTCGGACCTTTTACAGTTACAGGTTCAACAGATAAAGTAGACACAAGAGCAAGAGGCAGAGCAGCTAGTGTAAAAATAGCTAATACTTCAACCGATGAAAATTGGAGATATGGTACCTTTAGAGCTGATATTCAACCTGATGGAATGAGATAATGGCTAAAGTAGATATAGTAATACCAGAACCAAAACCAGTATATACTGAAGAAAACCAAAGACAGGTAGCACAGTCTTTACGAACGATGCAAGATAAGTTAAATACTTCTTATCAAGAAGAAATTAAAAATGAACAAAACACCTTTAATTACTTTATGTCATGACAATTAGATACAAAAGCGAAACGTTTGATTTAGCTACAACTAATCTTACTACTATTTTAACATGTCCATCAGATGCGACTATTCTTGTAAAAACAGTGCAGGCTAGTCATAAGGCCGGAGGAGGTGTGGTCTTAGATACATATTTGCAAAAATCTGGTGGATCAGACGTTGAAATAAGTCATAAAACTTTATCAGCAGAATTTACAAATATGTTAAGTAATACTTTAAATATGGAAGCTAATGATATTTTAAAACTACAAGCGGGAACAGCTAACGAGATTACAGGTGCTGTAAGTTATGC